ATCATCAACAATTAAAACACGTTTATCTGTTTTTCTTGGTAAATAATCTTCCCATTCTGGAAAATCTCTTAATGCTGCTTTAATTGGTTTAAATGGTTTTTTCATCCAATGACTCATCATAACGCCTGGTAAAAGTCCTCCCCTTGAAATTCCTACTATAACATCGGGATCAAATTTGGCGAGAACAATGTCTCTACAAAGAGTATTCACATCTCTTCTCATTTCTTTCCAATCATACCATAGTTTTTTCATGAAAATACCTCATTTAATTGATGATTTACTCTTACAAAAGTAGTACATTTTGGTAATGATTTTATAGTTCTTGCACCGGCATAAGTACAGGCACTACGCAATCCTCCTAAAATTTCTTGTATCGTATCTTTTACTGAGCCTTTATAATCCACATAAACCACTTTACCCTCTGAAGCACGATGAGTATGTTTTTCACCATAGTATTTGATTTGTGCTTCATTAGAAGACATTCCATAAAATTTCATTCTTGGCCCGTCTGGCCAATCATTTGTAATTTCCCCTTCACATTCATCATGCCCTGCCAACATGCCACCTAACATTACAAAGTCTGCACCAGCCCCAAAGCTCTTTGCTATATCTCCCACCACCGTGCATCCTCCGTCTGTGATGATATGTCCTCCTAGACCGTGAGCCGCATCGGCACACTCCATCGTTGCACTTAGTTGTGGATATCCTACGCCCGTCATTTTGCGAGTGGTGCAGACCGATCCAGGGCCGATCCCAATCTTTACAATATCGGCTCCCGCCATAATTATCTGTTCCGTTGCTTCTGGTGTACATACATTTCCTGCTATGATTATTTTTTCTTTGGTTGCTTCGTGTTTTCTCATCAATGCAACATAATCATTAAATCGTTCTGTATATCCATTTGCCACATCAAGACAAATCCAAGGCGCTGTGTCAGAATCATAAGGTAAATTGTCTAGATTTTGATCTAATCCAATTGTTCTTATTATGTTCTTGTTCCATCCCCATTCTGTAGATTTGACAAACTTACATAGAGCTGTAAGCATGGGGTATTCCATAAGAACATGAGCCATAGCGTTGGTGCCTGTGTGATCCATGTTTGATGCAATTATAGGAATCCCTTCCCATGTATGCTTTGAATGCTTAAATTTAAATTGTCTCTTGAGAATTGCTTCTTTGCGTGAGATCAGAGTAGATCTCTTTGGTTTGATTAATACATCGCTAAAATCGAGTTTTACCTCTTCAATTATTCTCATTGTGTCCTTCCGACTTAAATGAGTAGTGGTATAATAAACATAAGTAATGAATACACTTGAGAAGATCCTTCTGATCTTTCCCATTCTTTTTTCCGAAACGAAAAAGGTACTTCATCGCAGCACCCCTTGTAAACGCTTCTGAAATTCCCATTTGTTCAAATACATCTTGTATTTGAATATTTTTATCACCCCCCGCATAATGTTCGCTATAAGTACCTTTTATGTACTCATAGACTTCTTCTAAAATTTTATCTTCATTATATTTGAAGAGCAACTTCCTTGCCTCTTCTTCACTATTCATAATAAATTCCTTTAAGTGGGTTTAAACTCCTTTAGTAATTCTCCTTCTACATAATATTCACATGGAACATTATCTTCTACATATTTTTGATAATGTATATCTGCTTGTTGTTGAGAAGGAAAGAGGGTGGAACCAGATTGGGTTTCCACTTGATAAGTAGGTAACTGCATAGTAAAGGGCATTGGGGCTCCTTTTATTAAAGGGTTACGAAACTTAAATAACTATTTAGGATATTAATACTCTTTGGCATTATGTCGATTACCTACATTATTTTTAAAATAGTGAACGACATTAAATGCCATACTTACTCTCAGACCTTTTCCTCTAAATGGATTTACACTATGAAGTAGTGATGCGGGCCAAATATACATTCCTCTTGGAGTTGGTTTAAGATCCATTACATACTTGTCTAAACCAAACATTATAGGTGAATGATTTACAATTGAAAGTATACCATCCTTTTCACATTTTCTATCTTTTGAGTGTTCATATTCTGGTTCTTTTAAATGTATTACTCCAGACATAGTTGCTTGTCCATGATTATGTAACGGATTGTATTCACCTTCTTCTTGATAATTAATCCAAAAAGCTTCTAAATCAATCATTAGATGTTCTTTTTTTTGTTCAAAATCTTTTGATGCACTTGTTAAATACCAATAAAAACATTGAAGAAAAAAATTAAATAATTCATATTCTTTTAATTGGGAATGAGGAACATAATATTGATATTTCATATGACCTACAAGCTCATCATTCCAACTTATATGATCTTTTCTTTCCCATATATCATCAGCAAGTTTTACACAAGTTTGAAACACCTCCTCTGGAAGTTGCATTCCAAAAATTGTAGGGCCAAGTGGTGTGTCTATTCTAGCCTGTTTTATACTAGAATGAATATCTGTCATTTATAATTTCTTCCTGCTTGATCATCATCCATAGAATAATTCATTGCAGATTCTTTTCTTTCCATTATTCCTTTTTGATGAAGAATTTGTTTCCAATTTTCACCATAATGTTTTCTATAATCTGCTGGCGATCCTGTTCCATCCCAATGATAATCTTTGCACATGTGTCCTGTATGTGGTAGGCCGATTTCTCCTTCTCTTTCTACCCAATGAAGAAATATTTGAGAATACCAATCTCCTTCAAATGGATCTCTGTAATGTTCTTGTGAACACCCCATGTAGAGAAGAGCATCTCCAGGCTCAGCTTGAAACTCTGTATATTTCCCTGTTTCACGATTTACTATGTAAATCGGCCATTGGTGACTATACCCTAAATTCATAGTTATACTTCTCTGACAAGATGGCCTATCTGTGTGATGAGACATTGCACCACCTCTAAGATATGTTCTCTGATAATAATAGGTAGGAACTAGATCAAGGTCTAGCATCTCATTCATTTTTGGAGTAAGTAAAGTTAAAAGAGGATCGAATGCAGAAAAACTATTAATATTCCAAGTATAAGGATGTTCACCCCCAATTCCCCGGCCTGGAGATGCAACACCATCTGCTATAGCTTTTAATGACAGTGCACAAAGCATATCTGCAGAATCTCTTGGAATAAAATTCTTGACAACTAGATATCCATCTCTCTCAAAATTTGAATTCATATTTTCTCACACCAAATTAAAAGATAATGATATTCTATCTTTGTCATCTTTATTTTCCATTACAAAATGTTCGAGCCAAGCTGGAAATAATACACCCATTCCAACTACTGGATGATAACCTTTATTATTAGTTTGAAAAAGTAAAGATCCCCTTTGACCAGACTGTTTTGATCTAATTCTTGGATCAACAAATGCCAATCCTCCAGATTTTTCTTCATTACATTGAAGCCATACAGATCCAGAAAGAACTCCTTCATGTAGATGAACATTATTTCCTGCTCCTGGCATATTAATATTAGCCCAAAGTCCAACACTTTGCCAAGGATGATTATGTATCTGAACTTCTGCTATATTCAATATCATTTGAGTAAAATCTTGAAATTCTGGACGCTGGGCAAGATCATCTGGACTCTGCCAACCACCAAAATTTGATCTAGTATTTCCTTCTGGAATTTCTTCTTTAATTTTATAGATAACAGGAATTAATTCTTGTAGTTTTTCGATATCAGAAACCATCCATTTCCAAACAGGAGTTACATAAAACCCCTCTGTTTGCACCTCTTCATAATTTAATCCAGAATTTGCAATTTCATCAATAGATATAAAATTATCTTCAGATAATCCCGAATCGGATTGTGGAGTTAATCCACCAGAAATTCCATCTTTTATACCAGCCATAATAACCTTTCATGTTTTTAAAAATAAAGAGATGCTAAGCCAAATACACTTGTGTTTTAGAATAAAAATAAAACACTTCGGAGGTTGTACTTCCCATCGTGTACTCTTTTAAGCAGTTGACGAACTCTGCCGGGGCCAATGATAATAGATAGTCATTCTAATGACTCGGCCCTCAACATCTCTATTCCGTTTTGGGTTTTTTAGTATACCCATCTTTATACCAACCCCCACCTTTAAGTTGAAAACTACTAAGACCTACTTGCCTTTTCATAGTTTCTTTTTCACATTCTGGACAAGTTAAAACTATATCAGTGCTTCCTGCTGATTTTGTTAATATTTCTTCTATATGTCCGCATTCTTCACATCCAAAATCGTATAAAGGCATATTACCTCTCAAACCTTATATTAAATGATAAACTAATTCTATCTTCTTTTGTATTGTTTCTCGTAACATCATGGAGAAGTGGTGCTCTAAAAATCAACAATGCGCCCTCTTTGCCGTTTATCTCTACTCTTGGTTGTTTGTATGGGGGGTTGTACCCATCTGAATTATAGTTATAAGAATACATTGGATTGTACATTCTTAATTTACCGCTGTCACCCTCTGGTAATTTAACATAATACACTCCACTCATATGACAGTCAGGATGATCATGTGTAGTATTATAATCTCCGGGCCGATTCAAATTAGACCAAAGGAATATTTGATAATCTTTATATTCCATTTTAGATTCTATACTTAATTCTCTAACTGCCCATTCAATACACTTTACAATAGGCTCCATCACTGGATCATCGTGCATACTTCCATCAGAGTGCCATCCACCCTCATTCGAAGCTAATCTAGTCTTTTCTTCCTTTGATTTTTCGTAAACCCTATTCTCTATATTTT